CAGTTTCAAAAAGATTCAAGCCAGCGGATCGCTGCTTGCGTAATGCATCACCACATCCAAGGTGCAGGCCTTGATACCCACAGCACCATCGGGGGCGACTTCCTCAAACTTAGGAGGATGAATTTCGATGAACTCCACAACGCCACCTAAAGTCCGGTCTGCCCTGACAAGGGTCGAGAACTGCTTAAGCAGCGCATCCATGCGCGCGTCTCGCTCCGCGCCATCGGGGTGACTCACGTACACCTCCAAATTGGCTGAGTGCTCCCATTGATATGTCAGTGGCGAGAGCATCACCTCGACTTCATTCATGTCGCCATCGCGCAGTACCACCATGGCGTGCTCTGTCATGCGCTCGGGCAGTGCACTGTTGCGCTTAGGGACATTGCCACCAAGGGGCAACTGCCCCAACAACTGAAACAAAGCCCCGACGGCTTCTTCACGTTTGGACATAAAAAAACAGGCTCATGGCCTGCTCCGGTAAATCAACTCACACCCTCATTCATCGGGCCAGTTGGAGATGACGTTTTGTATGAGCTGGGATTCCCAGCGTTGAACGGCTGAATTGATGTCGATCTTCTTCTTGAGCTGAGCCTGAGGCACCAACAAGAAAATCGGCACACTCACCAGCCCCTTGCCCGACTGTTGCGCCGAAGCAGAAGCGCTTGTGAAACCACCCCGCTTGCCTGCTTTTGCACGTTGGTTGTCCGCCACCAAGAGTGACGGCTTACCAGCTCGGTAGACAAATCGAAGTCTCTGGCCTCGCATGCGCTCCCAAAGTCCCGGTGTGATGCGTTTGCCCCGTGGCCCCGTGCCAGCAGCTGGTAAGGGAATGGAGAGCCAAAACCCGTTCTTCGAACGAATCAACGCACCCGCGTCATGGGCAGCTACGACCACGGGTGCTCGGCTGTAAACAAAACCTGCAGCGCCCAGACTCTTACGCCCCTTGGGATAAACCTCTCCGCGCCAGGTATTGGCAAGACGTGCCCCAAGTCCAGCACCAGTGATCTGACTGCGCAGCTCACCTTTGAGGCCATCGGTGGCGTCACGCACACCGGTGGTCACCGCATGTCTGGCCGCCTTGAGTTCAGCGGCCATGAGTTCTTGCAGATTGCCGCTCAGCGCAGCAATGAGTCGTGAAGACACGGTCAATCCTCCGGCCAGATAGACGCACTCACCGTCCAGACGAGCCGCTCACGGTCAATGAGCGGCTCCCCATGGAGGACATAGCGCGTTCCACCCAACACCAATCGATCCCCTTCTCTTGGCTGTTTGACCTCGGATGCCATCAACTCAAAACGCTGGGTATCAACCACCAGATGTGTTTGACCGAAGTTTTGAACCGCATCGGGCGCTTTAACAATCACCCGCACATCGAGCGAGACCCCCGCTTGTGTGATGTACACAGCGGGAGCCCCCAAGCGCAGAAACAACCGAGAGATGAGATGAACGAAAGGATCTCGACTCATCAACTACCCCCTCAGCTGGCTAAGACTTTGACCAACAAGCTCGGACGATGGCACATGGGCAACGGGTTGCTCTGCGTATGCAAGTCTGTACCGCGACCAAAGTCACGGGGTTCTTGCTTGGCATACAAGGGCTGACCCAAGGTGTTGACCGTCTCGTTGAAGTCTGCGGGTGCAAAGTACGTGGCAAACGTATCTAGCGTGCCTTCAGGGAACGCTTGGCCTTCGCCAGGTTCAATGAAGCGGCGCAGATTGCCAGACATGTCTGTGGCTTGGCCCAGGTACTCTTCAAAGGTCACCCCTGCAAAGGTGAAGCCCGAGCGTTGGTCCGCGCGCAACATCGCGCTTTCTTGCGTGAGCTGATAAGCACGAATCACATTGGGGTGACTGGTCAGCGCATCGAAGAAATCCGAAGATACCAGCACACGCACATTGGTCATGTACTCGCCTTTGAGGTTGAGCTCAAAGTAGCGCTTCAAGTCCAAACACTTCTTCTTAACGTCCGTGTCCTTCTTGTTGAGCTCAAAGTTAAACACGGCAGGCGTGATCTGGAACTCTTCAAAAAGGTCGTACAGCAAGGACCCATCCGCATCCAAGATCACGCCCTTCAAAGCACCCATACGCAAGTGCTCCAAAGTGATCGCGTGCTTGTTGCGCATGGACTGCAAGTGATCGGTCATCACATTGGCCACGGTCTCGGTGTCTGTCTCAGAACCAAAAGCGCGCAGACCTTGAATCTCCTCAGGCAACACCACATCGTCGTGTGGGATGTGAGGAATCATGAACGAGCGCAGCTTGCGACGACTGCGCTGGCCAACGGTGCCGGGGGCACCCACAGGCAATGTGGGCAAGAGGTTCAACACGCCATCACGCTCTTCAATGGCAATCTGGCGAAAACGCACAGGCTTGGCAGGCATGAGGTTGATCTGTTCAATCTTGCCGAACTGATTGGGCAAGATGTTGATCGCGGCGGTCAATGCGGTCATTGAGAACGCGGGGGACTGGAAAGGATTGTTCATTGCTTAGACTCCATGACGAACGAGAATGCCGACGGCTTCGAGCTGCGCTGTGGCAGTCGCTTTTTCTTCGGCGGTGATGGCTGCGGGCCACACGAGTGCGTGGTGCGCGACGATGGACTGTCGGGTCACTGCGATGCCGCTGGACTTGTCGCCTGTGGTGGCATCCACGGACTGCAATAAAACAGCCGTGGCGATTTGGGTGCCATCGGTGGCAGCAGGATCAAGCGCTTTGACCTTGCCATTGGCATCCACACGGCCAAGGACCGTACCGATGCGCAAGTTCTGGCCTGCAGCGACTGTGACTTGGTCACGGGAATAGAGGGACTCTTCCTCATACTTGAGCAAATCGCCCAAGGTCAACTCATTGACGAGAACTGACATTTAAAACTCCTAGTTGGATTTGTAAGAAGGACGATTGGCTGCGAGCCTTTGTGAAAGCAATTGAGCGCGTTGTTGTGCTGCAAGCACAACAGGGCTTTGCTCAGGCTTGGCCGTCGTTTGGGTACCGGCTTCGGGCAAGATGTGAGAGCTGATCTCGGGGCTGTCTGAAGCCTTGGCGGCCAGCAACTCATTGCGAACTTGCTCCACACTCAAACCACGTTCCAGTGCAGACAACGTCATGTCTGACTTGCCAGCAAGCAGACACATCTCGGCCACGGCCAGGACATTGGCGCTGGCTTTGCGGATGTCATGACTGGCTGCAGATGCATTGGCAACTGTGGGCTGAACCACGTCAGGGGTCTCATGCGTTGGTTCACCAACGCCAGCAGGTAACTCAACCTCTTGATGAGGGGCCTGATGAGGCTCTTGGGAATTCGCATCCTCAGAAGTCACAACGGTGGACGTGACGGGAACAGCTTCTGTCGAAGCGGTAGATGCAGGCGGCGATGTTTGCGACATCAATTTCTCCTTAGAAAAAACTGGATCGGGAAGTGAGACTTCCATCTCGCGCCCCGATCCGAACGATCGCGCGATGGCAGATTTGCGTTGCTGAACTTCCATAGCCAGCGCGCGCAAGGCGTCGTCTGCCGTGCCAATGGCATCAGCAAACCCAGCTTCAATGGCGTCACCCGCGTAGAAGAGCCCTGCTTGCGTGTCTCGCACGGCTTGTGCATCCAAACCTCGGTTGGTTGCGACCGTTGAGACAAACATTTCGTAGAGCCGATCGACCTCTGTTTGAAGCGCGGTAGACGCTTCGTTCGAAAGCGGTAAATGCGGCGACAGATCGTTTTTGCGGTCACCTGCGTAGATGGCCGTGTATCGGTAACCATCGAGCGCGTCGCGTTGCGTCTGGTCAACATGCAGTGCAATCACGCCAATTGATCCCACACCACCTGTGCGCGTCAGATAGATGCGTTCGGCACTGCAGGCAATCGCATATGCGGCAGAAAACGCATCGTCATTGGCGACAGCCCAGATGGGCTTGGTGCTTCGAGCACTCACGATCTCGTCTGCCAGATCAAACGCGCCACCTGCCTCACCGCCGGGAGAGTCGATATCAAGCAGCACCGCATCAACAGTTGAATCGTTGATGGCTGCATTGATTTGCGCGCTGATAGAGGCATAGCTCGTCAAGCCCGATGCGGCGTCCATGGCACCCGTGCGTCGCACCAGCGTCCCTAGGATGCTGATGACAGCAATGTTGGGCGCTTGGATGTCTGAGCGCATCACACGCTCAGGTGGCGTCATTGCGCCGAGTTGAGAAAGATGCTGCGCTGAGGTTTCTGGAACAACCATGCCCATGCGTGGCCCCACCACCGAGAGGATGACCTCAAGCTTGCGGGGATGAATGAGCAAAGGCGTGCCAAAAACCCGCGAAGCCAGATACGGCATCGTCGGAAGATTTGTCATAGGACCTCTGAGTTAAGAGATGAAAAAACCGCGTCTAGGTTTCTTGGTCCACCAGCGGTGGGTCTGCCACGTCCGGTGGATGTGAGGGAGCTGCTTGGTTTGTGGCTCCATTGCGGGCGACTAAGCGCGGGTCGGTGTCGAGCACCAGCCCCAGCGAATCGGCGCGTGCGTTGTCTGCGGCGATCTCCCGATCGATGGATTCCGCGTCGTAGCCGTAGGATGAAATAGCTTCTGAGCGGCTCATCAAGCCAGAGCGAATAGCCAATTGCATGGCCTTGAACTCTTTCTCTGGATCCACCCATTGCCAGCCCTGCGGGATCCACTTGGCCGCTTGGTACTCGCGCGCTTTGGTTCGGTAGTTGGGCAAATCGAGCTTACCTTCGAGCACGGCTTGCTGCATCCATGCGCGCCAGATTGGGCGACACAACTGATGCACGATCACGCCGTGCTGCAAGGTCTCACAGCGACGCCGAAACTCAAGCAAACCTGCACGGATGGAGGAGTAGTTCACTTGGGTCAAGTCGCCCGTGAGCATCTCAAACGTGATGCCCATGGCTGCGGCCACAGCTCTGAACTGCTGACGCATGAACTCGGCATAGCTCGAACCCACATCTGCAGGTGCAGAGA